CGATAGCGACTTCGCAGCGATCCTGCCGCTGGCCGTTTACGAGCGGGCCTTCGACGCCCAAGGCGCCCCTTTAGGGTGGTCTCAGGCGTCCTCTCTGCCCGGCTCTGCGGCCACTGTGCGGGACATAGCGTTGTCTAAGGGGCAGCCTGGGGTGACTCAGGGTGCCGTTCAGGCGCTCTTTGACGCTGCTGACGTGACTGAGCAGGGGCCTCAGGAGGCGATGAGCCGCCTTGGGCTCCAGCTTGTTGTTGAAGACGAAATCTAAGGGGGCCTCATGTTTAGCTTAGAGGCGCTCCCGCTTCATGTCGGGACGGCGTTGGCGGCTGGCTACGTGCTGTTGCAGGTAGCTGATGCCCGACTGACGCTCCTTGTACTGGCTGCCGGTGGGCGGGAACTCAACCCGCTCGTCCGGTGGGCCATGCAGTGGCACCCGCAGGTTGGCCTATTGTTAGCAAAGGTCGCTGCGGTGGCGCTGTACGTTCCTGTGTACCGCTCATGGATGGCGGTGCTTCTCTTTATCTTTTACACGGGTGTGGTTGCGAACAACTACATCCAATACCGAAAGGGTATGCCATGAACTATTCACTCCTTGACGGGGCGACTGCCACCGGGGACGGCCCGACGCTGTCGCTCCGCTCCGACCGTAGCCGCGACGAGGCTCTGGTTCAGGTGGCGATTACGGGCGGCACGGCCACCGTTGTGATCTACGGACGGCTCTCCGAGGCGATGCCTTGGGTCGAGCTGACCAGCACGACGGCTGACGCCATTGTGCCGCTGGCACGTGTAGCGGAGATGAAGGCCAACGTATCGGCCATCTCCGGGGCCACGGTTGACGCCGTGGTGTTCTACGACGTGTAAGCGTTCGCGGGTGTCTCCTCCTCCACCCGCCTCGGGCCGGGACGCCGCCTTCAAGTTGCGTCCACTTCTTCCGGTCCCCCGCAACAGACCCATGCGAGGGACTGCCGACGACCCCCGACCCCGCTGCCCACTACGGTGGATAACTGCGCTGCGTGTCAGAGTCTGAGGCTGCTTGGGTCACATCCTCCACTCCTAACAAAGGAACTCTACAATGTCTGCTGCAACTCCTAGCCGGGTTGGTCAGATTCAGGCCGCGAACGACGTTGATGCCCTGTGGCTCAAGGTGTTCTCCGGCGAAGTCATGACCGCTTTCGAGACGATGGTTAAGACCAAGGGCAAGGTCCGCGAGCGTTCGCTCACGGGTGCCAAGTCCGCCCAGTTCCCGGCGACCTTCAAGGCGCTGGCCTCCTACCACACCCCCGGTGCTGAAATCACCGGTCAGGCCATCCAGCACAACGAAGTCGTTGTCACGCTGGACGACCTGCTGATCTCCGACGTGTTCGTTGCGGACATCGACGAAATCAAGAACCACTACGACGTGCGTGCCCCGTACAGCACCGAGCTGGGCAACAGCTTGGCCCTGTTCTACGACCGCACCGTGACCCAGGTTCTGCTGGCTGCTGCCCGCGACACCACCGAGCTGTTCACCGGCGACGGCGCTGGCGACGAGGTCGTGGAAGCGGACGTTGGCGGCTCGGCCGACTTCGACGTGTCGGGCGCCGACCTGATCGACGCCATCGGTCTGGCGAAGCAGAAGATGGACGAGAAGGACGTGCCGGTTGACAGCATGCCCGTCTACGCCATGTTCAAGCCCGCCCAGTGGTACCTGATCGCCCGCAGCGACAAGAACATCAACCGCGACTACAACGCCTCTGGCGCTGGCGTCCAGCGTGACGTTCTGACCACCGTGAGCGACGTGCAGGTCATCAAGTCGAACGCCCCGCTGTTCGGCCTCGACGTGACCGCCTACGACGCCGGCACGAACACCGACGGCCTCGTTGGTGCGCCGAGCGGCCTCAACCGGCTGCCCTCGTCCTACCCGACGAAGTACCGTGGCGACAACGCCACGACCCGTGGCATCGTGTGGTGTGAGCCTGCTGCTGCCGTGCTGACCGCGAAGGGCCTCCAGATGGAGTCCGCGTGGGACATCCGCCGTCAGGGCACCTTGATGGTTGCCAAGATGGCCTTCGGCGCGGGCAAGCTGCGCTCGAAGTGCGCCATCGAGATCGCCACGGCCTAATGGCCTAGCGTTCTGACGCACCCCGGAGGGGGCTGGGAGTAATCCTGGCCCCCTTCTTTTTCCACTTTAGGAACCTTACCTATGCCAACAATCACTCTTACGGCCGGTGCCCTGACCGAGCTGGACGCCGTCAACGAGCTGCTCCAGAGCATAGGTCAGGCGCCTGTTAACACCCTTGCGGTGTCCAACATCAAGGACGTGTCCTTTGCGCGTCTGTGTCTGAACAACGAGCTGCGGTTCTTCCTGACCCGTGGCTGGTCGTTCAACACCGACGAGGAGTACGTCCTTACCCCCGACGTGAACGACAACATCCTCCTGCCCTCTGACGCGCTCGACATCGACTGCACGTCGGACATCGACCGCAATCTGGTCTGGCGGGACGGGATGCTGTACGACGTGGAGGAGCAGACCTTCACGATCACCGATACGGACCTTGAGTTCCGCATCGTGCGCTTTATGCCCTTTGCCGAGATCCCCCCGGCGGCCCGTCAGTACGTGACGATGCGAGCTGGGCGGGTCTTCCAGTCCCGCATCGTGGGCAGCCAGATTCTCTACCAGTTCACCAAGGAGATGGAGAACGAGGCGTGGATCGAGTGGCAGCGCAGCGAGAACCGCCAGACCGACCGCAACATGTTCCGGTCTCAGGTCCGCACCAACCGCATATTCACCAGAAGGTAACCCACCATGAGCCTCGTAGCCCGCCAGATTCCGGCGCTCTATAACGGAGTGTCGCAGCAGCCCGCGACCACGCGGCTGGCCTCGCAGGCCGAGGAGCAGGTCAATGGGTGGTCGTCCGTCGTGGACGGCCTGAAGAAGCGCCCGCCTACGGAGCATGTCGCCAAGCTGACGGCCTCCGACTTGGGCGGGGCGTACACCCACCTTATCAACCGGGACTCCACCGAGCGGTACGTCGTGTGCCTGCTGGACCGCCAGATCAAGGTCTTCGACCTGAACGGCGTCGAGAAGACGGTGAACGTCCCCGGCCGCGCTGGCTGGTCCAACAACCAGTCGTACCCCGACGTGGGCGTTACGGTTTCCCCCACGACCCCCAACGGGTTCCTCTACAGGGTCACCGACAACGGCACCTCGGGGGGCACTGAGCCCACTTGGCCGACCACCTTGGGGTCCACCGTCGTGGACGGCACGGTCACTTGGCAGTGCGTCCCGGACTACCTGAAGGTAGACGATCCTCTTACGGAGTTCTCTGCGGTCACCGTGGCGGACTTCACGTTCATCGTGAACAAGTCGGTGTACACCGCGATGGCCCCCGTGGGGGACGACGAGTACACCCCGACCAGCACGATGTTCTCGATTACTGAGACCATGAAGAAGCGTCAGGTGAAGGCGCTGCTCCAGCAGCAGTCCCAGCAGGACGCTGCGGTGCGAGCCCAGTACGGGGCGAACCCCTCTGGCGGCATCTTCAGGGGCACCGTACAGACGCTTCAGGAGATCCCTGAGTCCCCTGCGCCGGCCAACGGCGACATCTGGGAGATTCGCGGGACCAGCGAGAGCAACTTTGCGACCTACTATGTGCGCCGTAATGGTTCCGTGTGGGACGAGACGGTGGCTCCCAACCTGCCCAACCGCATCTTGGAATGCACCATGCCTCATGCGCTGGTGCGTCTGGCGGACGGGACGTTTGAGCTACAGACATTCTCTTGGGCGCCCCGGAGGGTAGGCGATGAGACGACTAATCCAAACCCTTCGTTCATTAGCCGCCAGATTCGGGAGATCTTCTTCTACCAGAACAGGCTCGGGTTCTGCGTCGATGAGAACGTCACGTTCTCTCGGGCGGGGGACTTCGGGAACTTCTACCGCCTCACCGTGGTTGACCTTCTGGCTGACGAGACGGTCGATATTGCGGCAGCAACAACCCAAGTCACCAAGATCAACTACGCGGTCCCGTTCAACAACGCCCTGATGCTGTTCTCAGATCAGGTGCAGTTCGTCATGTCACACCAGGGGGCGCTGACGCCCGGTACGGTGTCGATGGACGTGGCGACCCGCTACGTCATGACGCCCAACGTCCGGCCGCTGGCCCTTGGCAGCGACGTGTACTTTGCCAGCGAAGGGTCTACGCACTCCCGCGTGTACGAGTACTACGTACGTGACGACGCCAACAACACCGAGGCGTCGGACATCACGGCCCATGTGCCCAAGTTCATTCCCAAGAACGTGCGTGCGCTGTTCGGTAGCCCGGACCACGACCTGCTCTGCGTAGCGTCGTCGGACGAGCCTAGCCGTCTGTACACCTACAAGTTCTACTGGACGAGTGAGCAGGACAAGGCGCAGTCCGCGTGGAGCTACTGGCAGTTCCCCTCCAGCATCGAGGTGCTGGGCGGCGGCGTCATCGGGTCGTACCTGTATCTGGTCATCAAGCGTCCCGACGGGACGTACCTAGAGAAGGCTAACCTAGACGGCGGCGCCGTGGCCCCTGGGCTGACCCATGAGGTCTACCTAGACCGCCGCGTGGAGACCACCGGGGTGTACCTAGAGGGGCAAGGGGTGACCGAGTGGTCGATCCCCTACGCGGTCCCTGCGGCCAACAAGCCGTCCTTCAGGTTGGTCATTGGTGGCGGTGAGAGTAACGAGGGCGCTGTCGTTTCGGTAGATCCAAACGATTACTCATGGACCGACGACCAGACCATCCAGATCGCGGGGCCCCGCCCCGGCGCCGCCATTGGCGGGCTCGCCTACGAGTTCAGGTACCAGTTCAGCGAGCAGTTCATGAAGAATGCCGCTGACGTGCCGGTCGCCTCCGGGCGTCTCCAGCTCAGGACGTGGACCGTCCACTTCACGGACACCGCCTACTTCCAGACCGAGGTCTCGCCCTACGGCACCGACCCGGATATTGAGGAGGTTGTCCCCAACAAGTTTGCCTCCTTTGAGGGCAAGACGATTGGGGAGTCCAGCCTCGTCACGGGGCAGCCGGTGTTTGGCGAGGGAACCTACGCGTTCCAGATCTACGGCAACGCAGACGTGGCGACCGTGTCACTCGTCAACGACTCCCCATACGGCTGTAACTTCACGGCCGCCGAGTGGGAGGCGTTCTACCAGAACCGCATATCGAGGCTTGTATGACCCACATCCGCTTGGCGACACCTGACGACGCCTTATACGTCGGCCAGAGGCTGCGCCAGCGGGACGTGGACGAGGTGAGAGCGGCTTCAGGGCTAACCCCCGAGGCCGCTCTCAGCGCCTCTCTAGCGGTCTCTACGTCCGCTTGGGTGGCCCTTGACGGGACCCCTGTGGCGGTCTTTGGGGTTGCCCCTATTGCGGACGGCATAGGTGCGCCGTGGCTGTTGGCTACGGACGCCTTCCGGGCGCAGTCCCGGTACCTGATGCGGCACTCTGAGGAGTACCTCCAGCGGATGCTGGGGGAGTACCCGGTGCTGATGAACTATGTTGATGTCCGCAACGCCGACTCGCTGCGCTATCTGCGGCGGGTGGGCTTTGTTTTCACGGCGTACGAGCCCGAGTTCGGGGTCGAGCGCCGACCCTTCCTACAGTTTATGAGGACGACCCATGTGTGAGCCAGTAACCGCCATGATGGCTATTGCTGCCGTCGGTACGGGGACGCAGATGTACGCCCAGCGCGAGTCGGCCAAGGCCCAGCAGCGGGCGCTCAACAAGCAGAACCAAGTACAGGCTGATGAGATCTCCGACAAGGCAGGCCAGGAGCTGACCGAGAGGGCTCGTGCGGCCCGCCGCGAGCGGGCTACGGCCCGTGTGCTGGCCGGTGAGGCTGGCATCAACCTTGGCTCCGGGTCGTTCTTGGCGCAGCTCCAGAGCAGCGCGATGTCCCAGTACAACGACATGGGGCTCATCATGCAGAACGAGAAGTCCCAGCAGGCGGCCCGTACCGCCCAGATCAACTCCCTGTTCTCCCAGATCAACAAGCCGTCGTGGCTGGAGATCGGGATCGGGGCGACCACCTCGGCAGCCTCGGCGTTCCTACAGACGCAGGGCACCGGCGGGACCATCGAATAAAGGAATAACTCATGGCACGTCCTACAACCACCCAGCGCGGTGGCCCCGCGTTCGGGGTCGAGCAGCGCGGAGCGCAGGTTGGCCTTCAGGTCAACGCCCCGCTGGCGGTCAACGCCCGCGACGGCCGTGCAGAGGCGCTGGCTCGGATGGTCGGTATGCTGGCGCAGCCCGCCATGCAATACGCGGCGCAGAAGCATGCCGAGCAGAAGAAGTCCGACGCCGAGGCGGGCGCTACCGACGCCGCGATGGGGAACGCCCCCGCGTACGTAGCGGGCAGCCCCAGCGACAACGGCGGCTGGGACGAGAACCTCGACAAGGTGAAGAAGTTCTTCACCGGCGAGAACCGCCGCGCCAAGACGTACACCGAGGCCTACGAGAAAACGCAGGCCATTAAGATATTCAACGAGGCCGCCGTCGGCGTCCAAGAGTGGGTGAACACCGAGGGGGCCTACCTGCCGCCTGACGAGTTCGCCGCGCAGCTTGACGAGCGCATGAAGGAAGCCATTGGGACCGACGTGCTGTCGAACCCCAAGCAGGCGTACGAGATCGCCCGGCGGTACACCCCGCTGATGGCGCAGCTCACCGACGCCCACGGTAAGCGGCTCCTCGCGGAGCAGCAGGCGACCACCCTAGACGCCCTCGGGGCCGACGCTACCGCCCGCCTGATGAACGGCGAGGAGGTCGATTGGCAAGAGTACGTGCAGTCGATGGCTGGGGTGGGCATCGCCCGCTCGGATGCCGTCAAGCACTTTGTCGGCACTGCCGCTCAAGCTGCCGTTGAGGCGGCCCAGAGCGGTGATGCGGGGACTGCGGCGGCCCGTGCGGAGGCCATTCTGGCCCAGCTAGAGGCCGACGGCGTGGACGCCAACGGCGGTCACCTGCCCGGTCCTGCCAAGTCGGCAGCCCACCGTGAGACCGTGGACCGCGCCCGTGCGGACGTAGCCCGTGTGGTCAAGGACCGGCTGGCTACCCAGACGGCGCTGCACAAGTTTGATGTCGAGGCACGATACGTTCGCACCATCGAGGCCGGTAGGCGCATCTCCTTCTCGGAGTTGCAGTCCCAGCTCAAGCAGGGCGTCATCACCGAGTCAGAGGCCGTGTCGTGGTACCAGAAGGGGCTCGCTGCCGAGAACGCAGCGGCCAAGAAGGTAGACACGCTGGCAACCATCGCCAACTCAGGGCTCCCCTTGTGGTCCCTCCAGGGCCACCTTACGTCCTCTGAGACGGACGAGGTGCTGATGTCGAGGGTGGACCGCCTGACCGGCGGAGACCCCGACAAGATGCTTCAGGCTGCCGTGATGGTCTATGAGAAGGATGGCTTCGCGGACCCCCGAGTGGTGGGTGCGCTCAACAACGTCCCGTGGACTGACCCCAAGGCGGCTGGGAAGCTGGCCGATATGTACCGCACTCTGCGCCCGGAACTGAGGGGCAAGTTCGTGACCGACGATACCCGCCGTGCTGACTACGACCGCTACCTGCGGATGATTGAGGCAGGTGTGACGCCCGAGGCGGCGGCCAAGGACATCGCGGACACCGACACCCGGCAGACGGAAGCCAACTGGGAGCAGGGCCGCCGAGAGGTGGGCAAGGGTCTCCAGAGTAACTACACCGTGGGCGAGGCCCCCGGCCGCTTCTGGGGCACCAACGACGTTAAGATCGAAGACCTCACCAACCCCGGCCCCGCACGCGCCTTCATGGAGCGTCAGGTGCGCCTACGGGTTGAGCGTGGGGCCACCCCCGAGGCTGCCCTTGAGGACGCCTCACGGGATCTTGCGGCCACCCATATGGTCACCAAGTCGGCCACGGGCGGGTACTACCTCATCCCGAGGTTGCCCAACGCCCCAGCGGACTACGGCAACATGATGGTGTGGGCGGAGGAGAACCTGAACAGGTGGATTCCCGACGCGCCTCCCGGCTCCCACTTCTCGGTCACCTATGACAACAAGCTGGCCCCTGTGGACAGCTCGGGGTTGCCCGTGTCGGCACGACGCGTGGACCCCCAGCGGATGTTCGCGGAGTGGCTGAAGATGACCGACAAGGAGCGCCATGCTGCACTTCAGGAAGCCAACGGGCGCTTTAAGGCCCGTCAGGCGGAGCTGGATGCGGCGTTGGAGAAGACCCGCGAGTTCGGGATCACGCCCTTCAGTAGTCCTATCAAGTAACCCCAGGAGTAGCAAATGCCGAAGCGCACCTTAGAGGAAGCGGCCAAAGTGGTCGAGGACGGCTTCGTGCTTGCGGAAGCTGCGAATGGTCTAGGCCCCCGTGGCGTCACCGGACACAACTCCCGTGGCGCCACGGAGCCCTTTGGGGCGGCCACAGACGAGCCCTCGCAGCTTTTCTTTGATGCCCCTGTACGTGCCCCTGAGGCCAGCGAAGACGGCTCTGAGGAGCCCTCCGCGCTTCCTGAGGGGTATGGCTTTGGGGACGCCTACATGGACGCCTTCAGGGCGGACTCGCTGGCGCATTCCCTGTACTTGGCGGCCACCAATGCGGGCTTTGAATTCGACCCCAACTGGTCGATCCCGGACGCCAATTCTGATCTTTGGAAGGAACTCTCCGAGGGCATCCCCGAGGAGTTCCAAGACAACCTAGCGGAGACGGTCTCTGAGGACCACGCCCGCTACAAGGCCGACCGCATCCGCGAGGAGCTGGGCCGTGAGCAGCGTCTGTATGAGTACGCCGGAATAGCCGGGCGGCTGGGGCTGTCCCTTATTAACCCTGAGAACATCGCGGTCACCGCCGCGACCCTGGGGGTGGGGGCGCTCCCTGCTGTGGCGAGGTCGTCCGTACTGGCCGCAGAGGCTGCTGAGACGGCCGCAGCGATGGGCAGGGCGCAGGCCGCCCTCCGCGCAGGAGGCCGTGCAGCGGCCGCTAATGCGGCCTACGACGCCACCCACATCGGCCTGAGCGAAACCCGCAGCCCCTCTGAGGTCGCCTTCAGCGCCACCGCAGGGCTCCTGCTGGGTGGCACGCTGGGCTCCTTAGGGGCAGGCTTGACGGCCGCCGAGAGGGCAAGGTTCGTCAAGGCCACCCGCAAGGAGATGGGTCAGCAGGCCCAGAACCTTGACGCGGAGCCTACCTTCGGCGCTGGCTCGGCTGGCGCGGCAGAGCGTGGTACGCCAGAAGTCCTCCTGCGGGACGACTCCAAGCTGGAGTTCACGACCTTCGTTCCTGAGATCAAAGACAGCCTCATGCGGCGCGGTATCTTCCGCGACACCGGGGCTGACATCCTTGCCATCCAAGACCCGGTCCTGCGGTCCTCCGTGGGGGTCTACTACGGGGACCCTGTGGGTGCCGTTAAGGGTGGCCCTGCGGTTCCCATTGGGGCCAACGAGGAGGCCACCTCCATTCGCGCCGCGTGGCGCTTCAAGCTCGCCAGCGAGTACGAGCCGTCGTGGAAGTCGTGGGCCCGTGAGAACGGTGTCGGCGGCTGGAACCACAAGGGCCGCCGCCAGTTTGGCGAGGCCGTCACCGCGCACCGCCTTGGGTGGGTCGTCAGCGACAACCCGCACGTCATCAAGGCCGCTGCGGCGATGGATAAGTTCTACTCCAACGCCCTCAAGGAAGCCCGTGAGGCTGGCGTGAAGGGCATCCAAGACGTGAAGACGGGCCCCTATCGCCCCCGCGTGTGGCGCAAGGATGTCATCTCTGAGCTGTCCCGGTCCACCCGCATGGGTGGCAAGGCGGTCGCCCGGCTGATCGCCAAGGCCTTCAAGGCCAACAACCCCGACGTGTCCGACGAGATTGCGGACAAGCTGGGCGAGGGTGTCCTGAAGAAGCTGAGGGAGTCCAACGCTGGCCTGAACACTCAGGTCATCGGGTTCCGGCAGGCCGACGGTGAGTGGCTCCAGGACTTGGTCCGCGAGATCAACACCGACGGCTCCCTAGACGACGTTGAGGGTTACCTCAAGAGCGCCTTTAAGGGGATGCTGGAGAAGTCGGGGCGCACCGGCGAGGGCACTATGGCCCACCAGAAGCACCGGCTTGATCTGGACGAGAACGCCTTTATCGACGTGCTGGACAACGGCACGGGGCGGACCACCCGCCTGCACCTACGCGACCTCTTTGACAATGACGCCGGGGAACTGGCGGATATCTACGGTCACCGCATGAGCGGCGCTACGGCGTTCGCCAAGCGCGGCGTGACGGACGAGGCGAACCACAAGGCTCTTATGGAGCAGGTGATCTCCTACGACGAGGCCAACGGCAGGCTGAAGGACGGCAAGTCCAAGGCCGCTGACTCGATGGACCAGATATGGAAGCTGGCCCACGGGCAGTCTCTAGTGGCCCCTGGGGAGTCCCCGTGGGTGTCCTCGATGCGCGGCTTCTTCCGAGGCATGAGGGATTTGGCGTTCAGCGCCCGCATGAACATGATGTGGGTGGCGTCTATCCCCGACTCGGCTGCGTGGCTGGTTACCGGCCAGAGCCGCCGTCTGCTGCGGAACCTGCCCGAGCTATCGAGTGCCATCACCGAGATGCGGAAGGGTAACTTCGACAACAACCTGTTGGGCGAGATACTCACGCATACCGGCATCGGCACCGAGGGCGTGGCTAACGACGTGTTCTCTGCGTTCGACGACGACCTGATGCGTGAGGCGCTGGGCATGGTGAACACCACCGAGCGCGTGACCAACAACATCAAGCGGGGCCTCCGCAAGATGAACCGGGTCACCGCGCACGTCGGCGGCGTCTACTGGAAGCAGAACTTCGACCAGAAGATGTTCGGCTACGCCTACGCTAACCGCCTCGCGGACAACGCTCTAGGCCTCTCAGGGGACCTAAGCGCCCAGAGGCTGGCCTCGGCGGGTCTCGACAAGCCCATGATGAAACGCATCGGGGCCATGATCGAGGCCCACAGCGACACGCAGAAGGCCGGTAGTGGCGTCAAGGTACGGACCCTGAACACCGACGATTGGACCGACCGGGAGGCCGCAAGCGCCTTCTGGGGAGCTGTAGCCCGCGAGGGCCGCCGCTCGGTGCAGTCGGAGAACTACGGGGAAGCCCCAAAGTGGATGAACCACTGGTTCGGCAAGGTGCTGGGTCAGTTCCGCCGCTTCGGCATCGTGGCGCAGACCAAGCAGTTACTGTACGGCGTGCGGCACCGCGACATGGAAACCCTCCAGCGCGTGCTGGCCTTCCAGTTGCCGCTGGGTATGCTGGGCTACGCGGCCCAGATGACGGCGTACTCCTACACGCAGCCTGATCCGCAGGCGTTCCGCGACAAGTACCTCACCCCAGGCCACGTCTTGTGGGCCGGGTTTGCGAGGGCTGGGTTCGTCGGGATGCTGCCTGCCCTTGTGCAGGGCGGCTTTGAGTCTGCCACGGGAACGTCCATCAACTCCAACATCCGCGTGTCCGGTTCGGGCACCGACCTGTTGGACGCCAACTCGTACCCGGCGCTGGATATGCTGAACCGCTTCGGCAAGCTCGGCCAGACGATGTTTCAGTCTGCGGTGCGTGGGGACCGCCAGTTCGATCAGCAGGACTTCCGTAACGCACGGGGCCTGCTGCCCGGGCAGAACGCCCCCGCCATCAAGCAGATGCTGGACATGATCCAGAACACGCTGCCTGAGAACGACGACGACAGCGACCCTGACGAGACCGAATGGTTCTTTGAGTGACCTTATGGGGGGAGGAACCCCTCCCCCCTGTCCCCTTTAGGAGCAAGCATGAGTTCATTTGTACGCTACACCGGGGACGGTGCAACGCTCTCGTATGCCATCCCGTTTGACTACATCCTAGACTCCCACGTCCAAGTGTCGATCAATGGTGTCCCCGCCACGCAGGGCGCCCACTACGACCTCGTGGGGTCGAGCGTCGTATTCACAAGCGTGACCATTCCGTTTGAGAATGCCGACATTGAGATCAGGCGTCTGACGCCCGTGACCGCACTCGTCACCTATCAGGACGGCGCGGTCCTCACGGCGGAAGACCTGAACACGGCCACCCGGCAGGCCATCTTCGCGGTGGAGGAAATCCGCGACTACTACGAATACCAGCTTGAGCAGGGGTTCGCCCGGCTCAACAACGGGGAAGCGGTCCCCGTGCAGGAGGCCATTGACGCAGCGGTGCAGTCCGTACTGGGCAGCTCCCTGCTGGCCGACCTCCAGAACCGCTACTCGGACATCGACGCCAACGGCGAGGCCATCCTGACGCAGGCTGCCATCATCAACAATCTGGCGCAGGCTTCGGCCGCCACGGTGTTTGTCCAGACCAGCGAGCCGGTCCCCGGCGTGGGTGGAGTCCCTGACCCCATCCCCGAGGGCGCCCGCTGGTACGACTCGGACGACAACAACCACCCCTACATCTACCTTAGCGGCTCTTGGGCGGACCTTGAAGACCCCCGCATCGGGGCTAACGAGGCCGCCGTGACGGCGCTAGAGGCCACCGTAAACAACCCCACGACGGGTGTGGCGGCCTCTGCGACGGCCATCGACGCGCTGGAGACGCTCGTCTATGACGGCTCTCAGGGGAACGTGGCGCTGGCCTCCAGCCTCACTACGCTGACCACGACGGTGGGCGATAACACCGCCTCGATCACCACGCAGGCCACCAGCATCAACGGGCTGGAGGGGCAGTACACCGTGAAGGTGGACGTGAACGGGCGTGTGGCGGGCTTCGGGCTTGCCAACACGGCTGTGAACGGTACGCCCACCAGCGAGTTTGTGGTGCTGGCAGACAGCTTCGCCATCGTGGACCCCGCCGCCTCTGGCGGCACCCCCACGGTACCCTTTGTGGTTACCGGCGGGACCACCTACATCCAAGACGTGGTCGTGCAGGACGCGGTCATCGCGGACCTGACGGTCGGCAAGCTGACCACCGGCACGTTCACCAACACGTTCAACCACAACGGCGACCTGTCGGTGGGCACCCAAGGAAAGATCCGGGGTGGCAAGACCGACTACGCGACCGGCACCGGCTTCTTCCTCGGGTACCACTCGGGGAACTACAAGCTGGACATCGGGGACTCCAATAGGTACATGAGGTGGGACGGCACGTCCCTGGAGCTGGCGGGAGCCAACATCACCATCGACGACGGCTCCTACCAGCGCCTGCTGGGGACCAACGTGGCCTCGACGTACATTGACTGGTTCGGCCCTGTGGGCACGGTCAACGACGCCAACGCCAGCTTCTACATCAAGAAGTCTGGTGACGCCTACTTCGGTGGGAACATCAAGGCCGAGTATCGCCCCATCGCGTGGATACGCTACGCCCAGACCTCTAACACGACCTTCACGACCGTCGCCTCCTACGGGTGTTCGGTGGGTGTCCCGTCGTCCACGGGGTCGGGCCGCGCCCGCATCACGTTCAGCACCACCCGCCCCTCGACTAACTACGTCGTGGTGGGCAACGGGCAGAACGCGGGCGGCTCCAGCGAGTCGGACATCCCCAACGTGTGCGTGGTCATGCCGTACTACTTCACGACCAGCTACTTCACGGTCTCGACCAAGAATGCGAGCAACTCGGGCGTGAACCCGGAGAACGTACACATCATTGTCTTTGCACCGGACTAAATATGAAAAAGGACACCATGCGCGGCATCGCGCTACTGGTGGCCCTTTGGAGTATCGTCGGTTGCTCGCCCGCAGAAGCGGCGCGGGGCGGGTCAAAGGGCGGCGGCACTTGCAAATCATGGAAGTGCGAGCCGCCCCCGCCCCCTCCGCCGCCACCCCCGCCCACCTACGCGGCCACCATATCGTGGCTTCCGCCCCTCCAGAACGAGGACGGGTCGGCGCTGACGGACCTCGCGGGCTACCGCCTGTACTACAACGGGTCGCTTCTGACCGACCTCGGGGCAGGCCTCGCCACCTACGTGGTGGACGGCCTGTCTACCGGGACTCACTGCTTCTACATGACGGCGCTCAACTCCAAGGGGGTTGAGTCGGTCCCCTCGGAGACCGTCTGCAAAACTTACTAAGGAGTCGCTATGCCCATCTCTAACGCCGCCTTGGCGCAGCAGATCAGCGACCTCTTGGGCTACTGGCAGACGCGTGACACCGAGTACGCGGCGTGGCTGGCGGGCGTGGTGAACGGCGGAGCCTACTCCAACGGCACCTACCCCCTCACCGACTACTTGGGGAACACCCAGTACATCAAGTGTCCCGCCCAACTGGTCGAGGACGTAGACGGGGTGGTGGACTCTGCGTCCACCCACGCCACCGCAGCGTCCGCTTCGGCGACTGCGGCGGCAGCTTCGGCGACCTCTGCGTCCTCCTCGGCGGCATCTGCGCTCGCCTACAAGGGCGCTGCGGAGAC